CCTTGCTTTCAGAAGACACATCATGATCTAAAATGCATGCAGGAAATTGATCTTCATAATCTCCATATAAACGTTCATCAAGTTCGCAATAATCTGGAAACAATGATGCATAATAACTATAAGAACCTCCAAACGATGCGTTACATTGTTCAATAAAAAACGTGCGCATTATACTGTGTTGATTGCTATCACTATGAAAATAAAGCTCCCACAGCATTGACGTCATGTTCGCAGTACATTGCTGTTCCAATGACACGTTATTAGATGGTAATATCCAATATAACGATTTATAAATGGATTCCATAGACAATTTGCCTTGCCAAATATTTTTCTCATCATTGAAATGGAAAGTACGTTTTAAAAAACTCATTTCCTCCACGGGTACAAAAGGCGTAATTTCATCTGACTTCGAAGCTGTTGTGAATTTCATATTAAAATGTTCTTTACACATTGCCTGATACGTAACTCCATTAAATTGTTGGGCTACTTCCTTCTTAATAGCTGTTAATAAATCATCTCCAAAGACGCGTGGCAACACGTACTCAAAGAAAGGTTTATCCCAATGCTCAGGTACAGTATAATAAGCATACATTTGCATAAGAATACCTCGTAACGAGTTATCTTCGGCTGTTGCATATTTACCCGAAGGTTGGAAACCCAACCGTGAAAAGCAATCCTGTAACATACATATCAATGGATAAAGTCCTTCATTTAGCACACCGCGTACTATCTCCATGGCATAATCATTATAACCGAATGCCATTAATACTCGTTCAACAACTGTTGCAGCAGCACGTGCTATATCAAATGGATTCTGCACATCATATCCACTGTAATCTCCTTCCATTATTAAGGGCGAAAAATTTATGAGAGTCTCAACAAATCGATGACTATCAGTATGCATATTAATTCCTACAGCTACTCCAAAAACATCACTCTCACTGACCATGCATGAATAAAAAGAAGCCAATACCATTCTGCACAACACTAAAAAAGCTGCTGGTGTCATATAAAAAACACGAGTTGCTCCTTTCCTAACTTTCTCCTCTAATCGCGGTTCATCTTTTAATTGTGCTACTATAATAACATTCAAAAGTTCTCCTCGTTCACACGCTTCTATATAACAAATAATCTGTGCCTTGATTGCATCAACGGGTTCTCTTAGTTCTCCATCTTCATCAAATATAGGAAAGTAATCAGCTTTTTTACCAGGATAACCAAAACCCATAGAAGTAGATGCATTCATGCGTTTTATAAAAGGATCATTCTTCACTCCATTAATAGCTTCTTCCATTGATAAGGGTGTTAATTTAGTATATCCACGACTCCTCAAACCGTTTATAATATAATCACTGTACTCTTTAATACAGCGATGTAAAATATTACGGTCTAACATCTTAAAAGGATGATTCATCTTGCGCATACATATATTCCAAGGCGAAACCCATTCACCATTGACAGTCTTGGGTACCATAACAGGAGGCAAATATCGTTCTTTGGGCGTAAAATCATAAACTTCTTTAAAGATGGTCTTCAACTTAAGCGCATATGGTGATCGTTTCAACTTAGATTTGTTATTCACAAGTACGGGCCCTTTTAATTTACCATAATAATCAACATTGGGCAACTCTTCATATCTAAAAAGTGATCTTCCATTTGGCATCTCTAACTCTAGGTCCTCTGACGAATTCTTACTGTTGATACGAATCATAACTCTTTTTTCCTCCAATTTGTCCAAACAACGTTGTATATGATTCCTGTCGGTAAAAGTTGCAAAAGCCGTCAAATCATTATCAGCTCCCGCACTGTGAATACCTACTATTTGTACCCCATTACCCATGACAGCAAAAACAGGTTTGCCACAGTCACCACGACTATGTGATACTTTGTATTCCACAAAACCTCTGAGAACATAATCTTTCTTAGAATCAACAGGCAAACTAGTGTTCTTGTATCGTACTCTTGTCAACTGGGAGAGAGCATATCCTTCTGTCTCATCATGTGGTTTATCAACTGCTATATGTGTTCTTATATCAGAAAACTGCATCAAGCCACACATACTGATAATAGTAATATCATTACCACAATGAATATACAAATCAGGGTCTATCTTCAACTTCGAATACTTTTTTCCGTCATCATATACCCCACTTTGGGAATATTGTATCTCAACCGTGTCACTGTGACGAAAGCAATGAGTATTAATTAAAGCATATGTACCCATCAATCCAAGAATATTCGTGGTTGTATGTTTTCCATCAGGAAATGCTACACGTACTCGTCTTGTGCTTGTCAACAATGAACCAGCAAGGCCGGTTACTGTACCCGTATATACGGGTGGACTGGTAAGAGGCTGTATATTATTCCAAGCAGCGTGACGCTTATTCTTCACACGGGTGAACCCCGGTTGACATTCCATGTCTTGTTCAGCTTTTTCTAGCCGCTCATTATATTTGGATTCAACATGATAATCCTCACTTTTTGACGAAGGATACAATTTAATACACTTATACGCTATTGTTGCAGCAGCTCCTAACATGGTGGACATAATTAATAATTCTTTTTTATGAGAGGTCCAAAGTTCTCCTCTGAAAAATGATCCTTCATTCCACCCTAAATAGTAACCTAGTGCTATCTTCGCTAAAGTATATCTCGAACATAAAGATGCAGAATTATCGTCGTCATCATCTTCTTCATCATTATCTGCATCATTCCTTGGACGCCAAAATAAATATGTGGCAAGTTGTATAACAAGTACCATTAACATAGACGTTCCAACGTAAACCATATACGAAAGTAAAAACTGACCCAACACGTATATCCATCTAAGCCCTAATTTCTTACGTATATAATTACTCATTATAGCAAGTAAGCAAGAAAGCACTGTCAACGCTATACTGGCAGTATCCAAGTAGTGCCTGAACTTTTGCATAAACGTAGGCGAATCTCCCGATTGAGCCTGTACACGTACATGATTCTTAATAACATTGTCAATATAATCATGATCTTGTACTAGAACCTGAGATTTCGATTGCTTCTGAATAAAATACTTGAAATAATCAGACAGCGCACAAGCAAATTCATCAAAACTACTTCCATCGTATACCACATGGCGAACAGAAGCATCCTTATTTGCATCAAACGTGTAAACTGTCCAATGATATCTATCAAGATAGTATCCTGGGGCATTAGCTGACTTTACTGCATCTATGGCTGTTGTACCTTCTTTAACAAATTCAGGTAAAACTGTCACATCAATGTACAAAAATCGCCTATATATAGAAACAGGTGTATGCATCAATGTTTTAGCATGCATATCTTTATTATTGGTGTCAACTATTACCATCTCAGGAATAGCATAAACTGTTCCC